GAGCGCCGCATGACCCCAAGCGCCCGGCTCTGCCGGAGGTCCCGTACCACCCGGAGCTACAGGCAGTCGTGGACGCGCTGGGAACGGACGACAACCTGCGCTACGCCAAGGAACACATCCCCGACGCCATCCTCGACTGGGCCGACGTCATCATCTGCCACCACTACGAACATTCGTGGCTCGTCCCCGACTGGCCGCGACTCCGCTCCAAGCGCGTCATCTGGCGGACCGTAGGGCAGTCGGTCGAGCACAACGAACGGATGATGGCACCGCTCCACAAGGACGGCCTCGAGATCGTCCGCTACTCGCCCAAGGAGCGGAACATCCCGGGCTACGCGGGCGAAGACGCGCTCATCCGCTTCTACAAGGACCCGGACGAGTACAAGGGCTGGGACGGCCTCGGGTTCGATTTCTGTGACGGTGCGACGATCGGACGGACGCTGGACTTCGAGCCGAGACCCATCGTCATCAACATCACCCAGCACCTCGCGCAACGCGAGCCGTACACGAACTACGGCTTCTGGGAACAGGCGACGCAGGGTCTTCCGCGGATGGCGATGGGTCCCGGCTCCGAAGCCATCGGCGGTCCGGGCGAGCTGTCCTACGAGGCGATGCTCGGGGCGCTCCGCTATGCCCGGGCGTACCTCTACACCGGGACCCAGCCGGCCTCGTACACCCTCGGTCTCATCGAGGCGATGATGACCGGCATCCCGGTCGTGTCGATCGGTCCACAGTGGATGCGCATCTTCCCGTATGGGCCGGACCTATTCGAGGGCCACGAGTTGGCTCGGCCTGGCATGGACGATCCAGCAGAGGCACGTAGGCTCCTCCAGAGAGAACTGGAGCACCCCGACCTCGCACGGGCGGCCGGTGCGAAACAGCGTCAGCTGGCCATTGATCTGTTCGGCAAGGACAAGATCGGCGCCCAGTGGAAGGCGTACCTCGGTGCGCCGTAAGATCATCGTCGACCGCCATCACCACGGCCTGTTCCACGCGATGCAGCGGCTCTTCGAGGACCGCCTCGGGCTGTCGGTGTTCACCCCGCTCGGGCACGAATGGTGGGACGAGGGCTACTGGCGTTTCGGCGAGGGCTACGGCGACGACCGGCTGGCGCGGCAGTTCCTGAACACGGCCGAGTTCGAGCCGTTCACCGACCAGTCGCCCGGCTACCGGGTGTTCAAGGGCAAGGACAACCACCACCCCGAACGGCCCATCTACGGCATCGAGCTCGGCGCGGTCAAGGCGACTCCTTCGGAATGGGCCTACGTCGTGGCGACGGTGCAGGACAACCAGCAGGGCTTTCGGCGGCTGGCGGACGAGATCGGGGCTCGGTTCGTGCTCCAGGTCGGCAACACCAACCAATCGGTCGACTGGTCGCTGGACCCACTGGCCCTGGTGTCGTCAGAGGTCCCCATCCGGGGCCGGGGCATCGTCATCCATCAGGAGTTCGACTCCGAAGGGGTGTTCGGATATCGCGAGTCGGAGCCGTCGCGGACGCTCCGGTCGTTCGTCAACTGCTTCGATTCGACGCCGTGCTACGCGCTGTTCCGCGAAGTCCGTGACCGACTCCCTGGCTTCTTCTTCGGGAATCACGGCATCGACGGAGAGGACGGCAACGTCGAGACCGTCGCCGACATCGCCGACCTCATGGCGGGCTCCCTGTTCGGTTGGCACGACAAGGTCCAGGGCGACGGGTTCGGGCATGTCATCCACGACTGGGCCGCCGTCGGGAGGCCGCTCATCGGGCACGGCGCCCACTACCGGGGCCTCATGGGCGAAGTGTTCTGGCAGGACGGCGTCACCTGCATCGACCTCGACAAGCACACGGCGGAGGAGGCAGCGGTGCTCATACGCACCATCAGTCTAGACCCTGCCCGTCACCGTGAGATGTGCCGTGCCATCCGGCGCGTGTTCGATGAGACCGTCGACTTCGCAGCCGAAGCCGAGCGGGTGCGGGAGTTCCTGGCTTGAGCAATCAAGTGACGAAGCTGGTGTATGCGGCCAACGCGCTGGCCGCAGCGTCACCCGAGGACCACGAGGCTAAGGCCGAGGAGTTTCAGCGAGCGAATGAGGAATGGGTGCGCATCGAGAAGCTGCTGGTTGCAGAGATACTTGCTGTCGCCGAGCGGGTCGATGACGAGAACCGTGAAAGGTTGTGCAACGCGCTCGTTCGGTTCGTGCAGGCCCGCGAATGAGGCTGCTGTTCATCGGCGACGCGGCTGCCACGGGTTTCGGCACGGTCACCTCGGACCTCGGACGGGCGTTGCTCGACCTCGGGGAAGACGTGCGCTTCCTGTCCCAGAACGCGGCGGGCTTCGCCATTCCGGAACCCTTGGGCAGCCGGACGTACCGCCTCCGTGACGATGCGCGGCCGAAGCATGTGCTGGCGGTTCTCACCGGCAATGGGATGCCGGACGGTTGGACGCCCGAGGCAATCTTGGTCCTAGGCGATTTCTTCGCTGCCCGCTGGATCGTGGTCGACCCTGATGTGCAAGCCGCGCTCCGAGCGGTCCCGTCATTTCACTACTGCCCGGTCGAGGGCATCGACCTGCCTCCGAACTGGAAGGGCTTGTGGGACATCGTCAAGCCGGTGGCGATGTCGCACTTCGGGGCGGGCGAGATCGCCAAGGTCGTTGGCTACCAGCCGCCGATGGTGTACCACGGCGTCGACCAGTCGGTCTTTTACCCGATCGCGCCGAACCGACCGACCAACTTCCCGAACGAGAAGGGCGTGCGAGCGACCAGCAAGCGAGCAGCGAAGGCCCAGTTCGGTATCAATCCCGATCGCACGCTGTTGCTGCGGACCGACCGTCATATGCCGCGTAAGGAGTACAACGCCATGCTCCGGGCGCTGGTCCCGGTGTTCGAGCGCAACCCCGAGTGCGACATCCTCATCCATTGCTCGTTGTGGGACCAGGGTGGTTTCCTCGAAGACACGGTCAGCAAGTTCCCACGGTGGTTCCAAGACCGGCTCATCGTGACGCGGTCCCACGACACCTTTCAGGGACTCCCCCGCGAGGCGCTCAATCTTCTCTATAACGCGGCTGACATCTACGTGCAGAACTCAGCCGAGGGCTTTGGGCTCACGATTGCCGAGGCGATTGCCTGCGGCGTTCCGGCGGTCGGCATCGACTACTCGGCAGTCCCGGAAGTCCTCGGGCCAGCGGGCTACGTGGCCAAGGTCAGCCACCTCATCGACAACCCTTATGACCACTACTGGGCTGCCGTGGACCCGGTCGATTGGGGCGCCAAGGTCGAGCGCCTCATCCGCAAGCCGTCGTTGCGTCGTCAACTGGGCGCGCAGGGTCCGCGCCACGTCTCGCAGAATTTCAGTTGGGCGCGGGCTGCCGAGCAGTTCCGAGACCTGGTCCATTCATCAGCAGCCGAGGTCGCCGCGTGAGCCAGTTCGCCACCGCTGCCGAGCTCCGAAGCTACATGGACATTTCTGCCACGACGGGCCGCGCCACGGACGCCAACCTCAACCTGTTCCTGCAAGCCGCATCGGACTTTCTCGAGCGCGAGACCGGCCGCATCATCACCGCGTCGGGATCGAATACCGCGCGCACATTCTCGACCTTCGGCGCGGCGGCCATCACGATCCCTGATCTGCGCACGGTGTCGAGCGTCACCCTCCAAGACACGGCGCTGGTGGCGGACTCGACGTACTACCTCATCCCGTCGAGGCAGCAGCCGGTTGCCGGGAACACGATTTACACCGGCATCCAGTTCCGGGCCTACGACCGCTACGACTACCGAGCGAACCCCGAATGGTTCGACCGTAACCTCGATCACTGGCGCTGGAACCGCGGCTATTCCCTCCCGAATGACCTCGTCATCACCGGGCTGTGGGGTTGGACTACCGTCCCTCCGCAGTGGAAGCTCGCCACTCTCGTCCTGGCGGGGTACGAGTACAAACGACCCGATTCGCTGCTGGCCAATGTCGCCATCACCCCGGAAGGGGCTCTTCTGAACTACGGCCAGATGCCGCCCGAGGTCCGGGAGCTCATCGACGGCTGGCGGCTGACCGAAGCCGTGGTGACGGTCTGATGCCGGGCCTGTCGGGTGACGAGGCCCTGCGCAAGCGGCTGCGGGCCATCAAGGATACGCGCCAGCTGCTCGGTCAGGTCGCGCTGCTGGGGGTGTCCGAGGCCAAGCACATCGCGCGGCGCGACCTCACCAAGACCGCCAATCTCGAGCGCTCCATCCGACTTGGCACGGTGACCGAGAAGTCGGCACAGGTCATCGCCGGCGGCACGTCGAACGTGGGCTACGCCCGCTACGTCGAGGAGGGCACGGGCCTGTACGGTCCCAAGAAACGGCGCATCGTGCCCAGACGGGCACGGGTGCTGTCGTGGGTCGGCGGCGGCTCACGGCTGACCGGCAAGGGCGCGGGCTCGCGGCGCATCTTCGCCATGTCGGTCTCGGGTCGCAAGCCGACGCCGTACCTCGTGCCCGGCGTCCGGATCGCAGTCAAGAAGGCTGGCGTCGACGTGATCGTGGAAGTCTGGAACAAGGCTGCATGACCACGTTCCGGTCGGATGTCCGTGACGGCATCTACACCCTGCTGACGGGCTTCCAGACGGCCAACCCGACGCTCATCCAGCACACCTACCGCCGTCGGCCGGGGTCGTTCCCGGACAAGCTGTCGGGCTTCGTCGGGTCGATGCCCGAAAC